GAACGTGAACGCGAACCCCTCCTCGCGGCTGAGGGTTACCGTCACCGTGTCGGGGTCGGGAAGCGTCTGGCCGCACTCCTGGCACCAGTTCACCCACGCGTCACGCTCGGCCTCCCGTGCAGCGGCAATGACCTTCTCGACAGCGTGACCGTCGCCGTAGTCCGGCATCCCGTCGTCGTCGGGTGTCACCGTGTCGGACGGGGCGCGTTGTTCCATCACTCACCGTCCTCGGGTTGGCAGATCGCGCAGTAGCAGGCGGGCGGGTGATAGGTGACCGTCTCCCGACTCGCCAGCGTCCATTTCTCCACGACCAACTCGGTCGGCTCGCTGTCACCCTCGAAGAACTCGATGTCCTCGACCGTCGCGTACTCGCCCCAGATCAGTGAGCCGTCGGCCATCCGGTAGCACGTCATCTCGGTGCGCGTGAGCTTGTCGTCGTCCATCACTCACCGTCCTTCGCTGGTACCCCGGACGGGGGTGTTGGTCATCGGGTCGCCTCCCACCACTCGTCGTCATCCGGCTCGTCGGGTTCCTCCCGCCCGACGAGCTTGCTGTCGCCATCCAGCCAGCGGATCGGCCACTGTGTGACTTCCCATGCGAGCGGCTGGGATGTGTCCGTCATGGTCGATTCCTTCCGGTCCTCGAGGCCTGGCGGATTTCGCGGGCGCGGGCTTGGATGATGGCGGCAGCGGTCACAAGGGTTCGAGGGTCGGCCTCGAGCCATTCGCCGGGTCCGGTTCCGGTGGCAACTGCCAGGTCGACGGCGAATCGTTCCCATGTGCCGCGCCGGTAGGGCGGACTTCCTCTACCTCTACCTCTACCGATACGGCGTCGTCGCGGAACGTGTCGAAGTCCGGCCGGCCGAGCCCGGTCGGGTCGTGCCGCGACGCAAGCCAGGCGAAGTAGAGCAGCGCGGACGGCGCGACCTTGTTCGTCTCATCGCGCCAGGTCGCGCCGAAATGGTCATCCATCCGCGACGTGTCGCCGGGACGGGTCCGGACGTGGTGCGCGGTCCCGTCGAAGTAGGCGATGTCGAACGCGAACACGACGGGCGCGAGGTTCGTCCGCGCCGGCGGCGCCGGTGGTGTCTGGTCGGTCACGCGGCGGCCTCGGAGGTCGGGCTCGTCGGGTGTTCGTGTGCGAGGGGCGGCGCGGTGTACGGCGAGAACGTGGGTTGACCATCGACGCCGAGGTCGATGGTTGCCTCCGCAATCTCGCCGGCCTTCCCACCGAAGTCCGCCGGTACCAGCGTCACATCACAGACGGCTTGTGTTCCGAGGGTCGAGGACTGGATGGTGACTTGTGCGGACTCGCCGGCGTACTTGTTGAGGTAGTCGGACAGGCCGACGTCGGCTTCCCAGTTCTGTTCCATGTCGAGCGACAGGGTCCACACGGCCTCCGACACGACCGTTCGACTACCGCACAGGTAGTTGCGGGTCGTGGTCGTCGTGGCGGGCTTGAGGGTCGCTCCGAGGGCGTCACACGAGAAGTCCGGCGGCGAGCTCGCCGCGTCGCTCGTCGCTTTGATCGTCAGGACGACATCATCGAAGTAGGGCATGGCGGGTCACTCCTTGAAGGCTGCGGACACGTTGAAGGTCGAAAGCAGGTATTCGGCGCCGGCGATGCGGGCCACGGTCGGCGCGTCGAGGCTGGCGACGTCGAATCCGGCCTGGCGGAGACCGGGCGCGGCGGTCCGGTAGGTCTCGACGGCCAGGGCGAGCGCGGGTCCGGGTTCCCACCGCGACGCGATGACACGTACCCGCCACTGGACGCGTAGCTCGCGGCGGCCGATCTTGAGGAATTCGGCGAACGGCGCGGCGGGTTCGATCCCGACCGAAGGGCAGGCGACAAGGTCCGCGGCCGGTTGCGGGTTGCGGCCGGCCTTCTCGACGGCCAGGAGGGCGTCGAGGGCATCCGCGACGATCCCGACAGCCTGGCCGGCGCCATAGTCAGGCGATGCCGAAGGCATTGACGGCGTCGCGGGTGTAGTCGAACAGGTGGTGTACCTCTGACATCGGGTCGCCGGGGATCACGGTCCCGGTGTAGCTGTCGGACTCGAGGACACCGGCGGGACTGTCGGGCTCTTTGTAGAGGCGGACGCCGAGCGCGGTGAGGCCGGTCACGTGGCGCGGCTCGTCGAGGTCGAGCGCGACGTTCGGCACGACTTCGGGCGTGTTGCCGTAGACGTAGATCGTCGCGAGGTTCACGGCGGCGTCCGTCGCGGCCAGGACATCCGGGTCGTCGGCCGGAAGTCCTAACCGCGACGCGACGCGTCCCGCGATGTCGGTGACGGTGTTGGTCACGGCGCCAGCTGCACCAGACCGGCCGGCGTGAACGGCGTGAGGGCGCCCATGGACCAGACCGCGACGTTCCGGCCCAACTTCTCGACGTCGTCCATCTGAACGACGAAGGGACCGTCCTCGAGCCATCCGGCGGCCATCTTGTTCGTCACGAGCGCAGTACCGGATGCCATCGACGGGACACGGATCACTTCGAGGCCGGAAACATCGACGAGCAGGGTCGAGGCCTCCGCCGCGCCGGCGGCGTTCATGATCGGCCGCGGCGTCAGGATCGAGCCGACATGGATGAACACGTCGGTAGCGGCGAGCACGACGTCCGCGGGCATCCCGGTCGCGTCCTGCACATTGGTCGACGCGGTGAACACTGCGGCCTTGAAAATCTGGCCGTTCGGGTCCGCGGTCGCCATGTCGTAGGTGACCTTCCCGGTCGCGGCGGCGTAGGCAGCGGTCGCGGCGGCCTGGTCGGTCACGTAGGCCATCGCGGCCGCCATGATCCGTAGATACGCGTCAACGTAGGGCGGCGCGGAGCGGCGGAGCAGCTGGTAGCTGATGTCGGATCCGCCGGCGTAGGTGAGCAGCGGCGTGGTTCCCTTCTTGATCGGGACGTCCACCGACACGATCCCGGCCTTCTCCGCGGTCTGCTGTCCGACCAGCGTGCCAATGGGCGTGTCGGTGTAGGGCCAGTTCACGTCCATGCCGGTCCCGGCGTCGGGTGTCGTGCCGATGTGGGTGATGAACGGCCGGCCCAGGTTCACGATGCCTTTCACGTCGCGCACCCAGCCCGGCGGCATGAGGCCGGGGCTCTCCGCGGTGGTCTGGTCGGCGAGCGCGCGGCCGAATTCGCGGCCGTAGGCCTGGTGGTCGGCCTCGTTCGCGGTCCACATGAACGCGGCGAAGCTCGCGAAGCTGTCGAAGCGGGCGAGCGGGTGCGTCGGCGCCGCGGCGGCCGGCGTCGCGTAGCGGGCCATTTCGCGGCGCACTACCTCGGCGACGCGTCCGAGCTCGACGGGCTCGACGGGCTCGGTCGGCGGGCCGGACGGATCAGGGTCCGGCGGCGCCGGCGGGTCGCCAGGCGTCGGGTCCGGTGCGGCCGGGTCCGGGTCGGGGTTCGCGGGGCCGTAGGGGTCGATGCTGAGCGGGGGCATGGCAGTACCTCTGACGTTGGTGACTTGTGCGGACGGGTAGGCCGGGGCGTAGGGCGGCAGGATCACGGACAGGCCCGACAGGAGTGCGTCGGTGCGGATCACGGTGCTACCGGGGCGAGGTTCGGGGTCGGCAGACACGAATTCGATCGAGAACGCGGCGCCCACGGTCCGCGCCAGTTCGCGGACGGCCTGCGCATCGGTGGTCGCGGCGAGGATCACGCGGCCTCTCAGGCCGGCGTCGGTGCTCTCGAGGTCGACGGCGCGGCCGATGAGGGGGCCGCGGACAAGGTTCCCGGTCTCGTCGTGGACGTGGCCGGCGTAGACCGGGACGACGGATCCCGGCCGGAGCGATCCCGGCGCGAACGATTCGACGTAGCTCGGCGCGCCGGCGGCGTCGCGGACGGTCGCCGGGGTGTTCCACGGGACCAGCAATCCCTCGAGGGTGCCGGCGTCGGTGACGGTCGCCGGGGTGGTGGTGCGCGCGTAGGTGGTGGGCATCGGCGGTCAGTTCTGAGTCGGTACGACTTTCGGCATTTCCGACGTGAGGGCTTCCGCGTCGGCTGCGACATCGGCCATCGGGTCGAGGCCTTCGCGGTCGCGTACCTCGTCCGCGAGCAGCCACGGTTGCTGTCCGAGGGCCAGGGCGTAGGCCTGCACGCGGGCACCGAAGTCGGCGCGGGTCAGTTCGGACGTGTCGAGACGTGCGGTCGTCCCATACGGGGCCAGGTCACTGAACGCGGCTTCGATCCGCCACAGGTAGTTCCCGAGGCCGACGGCCTGCCAGTGTTCGAATTCGAGCGCGGTCGACGTGTAGTGCAGCGAATTCGCGGCCTCCACGTTCGCCATGACGGGCGGGATCCCGTACACACGGGCGATCTCCGCGTTGGCGACGCGGATCGAGGCGACGAGATCGGCCTCTACCGCGTTCGAGCCGATCGCTTTCAGGTCGGCGCCCATGTCCACGATCGCCGGTTCGTGGCGGCGCGCCCACGATGCGAGGACGCGGGCTTTCAGGTCGCCGGCCTGTTTGGTCGTGAGGCGTTGCGGGACGGTCACGGCGACGGACGGGAATCCGGCCTCGTAGAACGATCCGGCCATGTCGTACAGGGCGCACAGGTAGTCCACGGCCGGCCGACATTGCGAGAGCGGGCTCTCGCCGGTCGTCCACGCCTGAGGGACGGCGGCCGGAAGCCAGTGCGCAGTGTCGCCGGGGGTGTGACGGACTCCGGCAACGTCGGTGATCTCCGTCATGCGGCCATAGGTGTCCCATCCCGACACGGACGCCTGGTCCGCGTCGAGGACGCGTATCGCTGACGGTGTCCCGTCCGCGTACCGGGGCGCCGATTCGACCAGCCAGCACCATCCCGGGCCGGTCAGGTTCCACGCGATCCGTTCGAAGGTCCGGCCTCGAGGTTCGAACGGGTCGGGGCGTTTGAAAAGCGACGGCTGTTGCGGTTTCGGCCGCCGGTTCACCATCGCCATCATCGGCAGCTGCGCGAGGGTGCCGGCGATCATCTGCCGGCAGGCGACCACGACGGGTAGCTCGTAGGGCGTGAGACCGATCCCGGACGAGCGGCGCGCGATCGCGTCGGCCAGGAGCGCGGTCAGGGGGTCGGTCGGGTCCGCCGGCGCGTCGGCGGCGGCGGCCTTCGCGGCGGCTCGGGCACGGGTACGGCGCGACATCGGGGCGATGGTGCGCGCATGGCCGGTTTTCGGTCGAGGATCCCGGCGCCGAAAGGGTGCCGGCGCCGGCCTCGAGCGGGCGAGGGAGGGTCCGACCAGTTGGCCGGCGCCGGCTCTCTCAGTATGCGTTCGGGGCGAGGTTCGTCCGGTGCGCGAATCCGGCCAGGGCGGCGGCGATCGCCGGGAGGGCGTCGGGCTCTCGGCGGTCGAACACGAAGGATCCGCCGGCGGCGCGGCGGCGGAGCGCGGCGACCGCCGCGGCAAGGGTCGGGTCGTCGCGGTGGGTGATCCGGCCGGCGATCACACGGTCATGGAACTGGCCGGCGGCGGCGATGACGGCGTCGGTGCGGAGTCCGGCGACGTTCGCGGGGACTTGGGCGAGGTCGACGGCGAGCGCGGCGGCGGGCCCGCGGTTGTCGTAGGTGATCGCGGTCGGGTTCCAGCGTTCGGCCAGTTCGGTGAGCCGGTCGGGGATCCACTGTCCTCCGTCGTGCGGGCGGTCCTCCACCAGTTCGAGCACGGTCCCGGTCCCGTCGAGGCGGTCGCCGCCGGCGGCGACGATCACGGATCGGGTGCGGTCCTCGGAGGTCTCGAGCGCGAACGCGAGCGGGTGATTCAACGCGGCGCGGGGCTGGACGTTCCCGTTCCACGCGTCGAGTAGTTCGGAGTCGACGAGAACGTCGGACCAGAGTCCGAGGTATTCGGTCGCGAAGTCGGTCGGTGTCATCGCTTCGTGGTCGGCCTCGAGCGTGTCGAGGTTCACGTGGTGTCCGAGGCCGGGGTGGCAGGCGATCCATGTGGCGGGGTCGTCGCGGTCCGCGTCGGGGTCGGCGGAGTACTCGACGAACGCGATGCGGTCGGTGCGGCCGTCGAGCGCGGCGGCGCGGCCGATGTCGCGCCATTTCCGTAGCCATGTGGATGACGTGTCGCCGGCGTTCGACACGATCCATGTCTGGCCTCCGTCGCCGGTCGCCTGTGTCGGGAAGATGCCGGCCTCGAGGTCGGCGCCCTGGTCCTCGGACAGTTCGCGGGCCTCGTCGAGTTGGGCGAGGTTCGAGCGGAACGAGCGGGCGGCGTCACCATCGGGCGGGAGGATCCGGTAGGTGGATCCGGTTTCGCGGAGCGTGATCGATTCGGATCCGTTGGCGCGTCGGAGGTCGAGGTGGCGTTCGAGGGGTGAGCTATCGAGCATCGGGAAGTGTTCGTCGCGCCAGAGGGCGGCGGCGGTTTCGCGGCGGTGCGACGCGTAGAACGCGCGGCGCCGGCGTTCCAACATGACGGACAGGGCGCCGGCCAGTAGGAGGAACGTCTTTCCGGCGCGGCGCGGGACGATCAGGACACAGCGGTTGTAGGCGTAGCGGCCATCGGGTCGGCGTTCGGTGAAAAGGGCGCCGGTGTGTGCCTGCCACGGTGCGAGGGGTTGTCCGAGTATGCGGGCGATGCGCTCGAGGCGGGCGAGGTCATTCGGTCGGGCGGTCGCCGGTGTCGTCCATCGCGGCGAGCAGGTCGGCGAGGCTAGGTCCGGCGGTTTCGGTTCGGTTGCGGTCATAGAACGCGGCCAGTACGTCGCGGTGGCGCCCCACCAGCGCGCCGATCGTGTAGCGGGATTCGTCGGGGTCGTGCTCCGCGGCGTCGAGGGCGTCCGCGCTGATCCTCGCGAGCGAGAGCCAGGCGTCGTCGGCGGGTTCGAGCAGTCCGGAAGTCCGCCAGGCGGTGATGGTCCCGTCGAGGCCGCGGCGCGCGCGGCCGCGTCGGCGGCGTTCCGGCGGGAAAAGTCGTCCTTGGTCGGTCAATCGGTGGCCTAGTTCCGGGTCGGGGTGGAAGGGAGAGAAAATCC